AATTTCTATCTCAATTTCTATCCAGATTCTGGATATAATGTAGAAGCACAGGCATTTAATGAGACCTTCTACAGAGCAATGGATTTTGATAATCAAGCAAATCCATTGGAATATGGACCTTCATCTCAGTTACTTTTCCTTTCTGCATTTGATGGTTTAAATGGGTTGAGAGCTAATAGAGTTAATTTTAAATTAAATCATCAGGGTTCTCCAATTTATGCTAAGACATTTGATCCATCAGATACAACAACAATCAACTATTCAACTGGTGTTTTCACATATCCAAATCATTTCTTCAATACTGGTGAAGAATTAATTTATACTCCCAAGGCAACATTTGTTGGTGTTGGTCGTTCTGCAATGGGAATTGGTAGCACTGAAAATTATCTTGGAATTGTTACAGATAGACTTCCAGAAAGAGTATATCCAATTGCATTGTCACCAGATACTTTCCAATTAGCAACAAAAGCAGAATATGCAAGAGATGCTGCCCAATCGGTAGGTGGTTCTGGAAATGTTGGAATTGCAATTACATTTACTGATGCTGGACTAGGAAATGCTCACCAGTTAGAGTTTACTAAGAAGTTAACAAAGACTGTTGTTGCACTTGATGGTATTGTTCAGCAACCAATTACCTTTACCCCAATCAATCACGTATTGGAAAATAACAGTGGTGGAATCACTGCTGGTATTTCTACATTCAATTTGAGTGGTATTTCATCAGTTCAACCAAGAGATCTTCTTAGAATTGATGATGAATATATGAAGGTTGTTGAAGTTGGATTGAGTACTAATGTTGGCGGTCAACTTCTTGGTCCAATTAATGGAATTATTGCAGCAGGTGCTGCTGCAACATATCCAACCGTATCAGTTGTTCGCGGAATCGTTGGTTCTGCTGCAACTACTCATAATGATGGTTCTGAAGTTAGAATTTATAGGGGTGCCATTAACATTGTCGATAATGAAATATTCTTTGTTGATCCTCCAAAAGGAAATTCTAGAGCAAGAAGAAATCAGGCAAATCTCCCATATGTTAAAGCAGAATATACTGGTAGAACATTCTTGAGATCTAATTATGATACTAATATGCTGTTTGACGATATTTCGGACAGTTTTACTGGTATTGCCAAGACATATACTACTACAGTTCAAGGGATTAACACAACTGGTGTTGCACCTGGAAATGGAATCTTATTCATCAATGGTGTTTTCCAAACACCATCTACCGTGAATAATGCTGGAAACAATTATATTTTTGAAAGAGATCTTAATGTAGGAATCTCCAGTGTTGTATTTACTGGAATTACTTCAACTGATGGTTCATTCATTCAATCAGAATCTGATATTAATCAGAATCAGATTCCAAGAGGTGGTTTGATTGTTTCTGTTGGTTCTACTCCTGGTCTTGGATATGCACCTCTTGTAGGTGCTCAAGTTAAGGCGGAGAAGAATTCCTCAGGAACTATTACAGATATTGTTGGTATTAACACTTGGACAAGACCAGTTTCTATAAGCACGGCATCATATGATAATATTTCTGGAATTCTTGAAGTTGAAACTGTCAATCCACACAATCTCAGAAATGGTGACAGTGTAAAACTCGTTGGTCTTGCATTTACTTGCCCATCTGGTTCTGGAATTACAACTACAATATTCCCAGATCATGATCGTTCTCTTGGATTATTCAATGTAGTTGATGCAAACAAGGTTAATGTTCTTGTTGGACCAAGTACAATCATTCACTATTATACTGGTAGTGGTGAGATTTACAGACATTATAATTTGAATTTTGGTTCTGGTTACAGAGAACCAGTTTCTATTGCTGTTACCGATAGAGGTTATGAGCATAGATTCATCAGAGCAGGAGTAAACTCAACCTTTGATGGCAGTGGCAACACTTACACCATTACAAATGCTAAATTTACTTCAAGCACTGGTGAACTCCAAGTAACCATCGATGGTCATGGATTAACAACCTCAGATACTGTTGGATTTGACACTGGATCGATTGTATTCAGATGTTCTGATGATAACTTCTTCACTGAGCAAGTTTATCCAAGGTCTACAGACCCAGCAGCAGGAGTTGACCTCCCAATCACATCAACAACAGCAAACACTCTGACTGTTAACGTTGGTCCTGCTGGTGGTGCAGGAACTGGTGCAGTTGTTGAGGCAACAGTTGGTGCTGGAGGAACTTTAGCATTCAATATTGTAAGCGGAGGAACAGGATATATTAATCCAGTTATTGAAATTCCAGAACCAAACTATGAAAATATGCCAGTTATTGGTGTTTATAGAGATGGTATTGGTGCAACAACAGCAACTGGCAAGAATCTACTTCTCAACTTAACTGTTGGTGCTGCCGGAACAGGTAATGTTGGTATTGGTTCAACATTGTTCTCAATCGATTCATTTAAAATTGCTAGGAATGGATATGGATTCCGACCTAGAGATGTGGTGAAAGTTGTTGGTCTTGTTACTGCTAAAGATTATGCCTCACCAATAGAAGACTTTGAAATTGAAATTACAGAAACTTTCAATGACTTCTATTCAGCATGGTCATTTGGTGAAATGGATTATATTGATAGTATCCAGGGATATCAAGATGGAAATAGAAAGAGATTCCCACTGTTCTATAATGGTGAACTCTTAGCATTTGAAATTGATCCTTCAGCAGTACTTTCTAGTGCCATTGATTTAGATTCCGTTCTTGTTATATTCATCAATGGAGTTTTGCAAACACCTGGATATGCCTATCAGTTCCTTGGAGGAACTTCGTTCACATTTACAGAAGCACCAAAAGTCAATGATAAAGTTGATATTTTCTTCTATGTTGGTCAGAACGGAGTAGACGTTGGTATTACTACTGTTACCGAATCAATTAAAGTTGGTGATGATGTTTTTGTTAAGAGGCATCCAGGTCTTCCATTGACAGTAGATCAACTTGAAGAAAGAACTATTACAGAAATTCTTGGTTCTGATACTGTTGAAACTGCAATTTATACTGGTCCTGGTGTGAATCAGAATGATTTCAAACCATTCTACTGGACAAAGCAGAAGAAAGATAAGTTCATTAAAGGTGATGTTGTTTATAAAACAAGAGCATCACTTGAACCCAAAATCTTCCCAACAGCAAAAATTATTGGTGATGTAAATGCCGATAGTGATCAAATTTTTGTTGATAATGCACAATTCTTTGATTATGATGAAATCATCTATGACTTGAATATCAATACATTTGAATTTGATGCACTTATAGTTGATTCATTTGAGCCAGTATCTGCTGCATTTACTGCAACAGTTAGCGCTGCTGGAACTGTTACATCGATTCAAATTATCGATGGTGGAAGTGGATATTCTGGTCCTACTGTAGATCTCAAGTTCTCTGCACCAAGAGTCATTGGCGTTGGAGTTGGAACAACAGCAACAGGAACTGCAAATGTTGGATCTGGTGGTTCAATCACATCAGTAACTTTGACAAATCCAGGAATGGGTTATACAAATAGTGCAAATCAACCAGTTATTCCTAATATCATTACACAAGTTCCTAATGCCATTAGGGAAAACATTGCAAAAGTTTCTAATGTTCAAGGATTCAGTGGAATTATTACTGGAATTCAAGAATCTACAGGAAGTGGTGGTCAGAAAGCAATTAAGTTCTTCTTCTCCGCATTGAAAGATTATACACGTTCTGGTGAATCCGAACTTGCTTCTGATGCATTAGATCTTCTGCCAGGATATCCAATTATTGTTTCAAATACAAAGGTTGGAACAGGTGTTACATCTGTTTATGATTCAGATAGTGCTGTTGTTGGAATTGGAACCAACTTCTTAGATAATATCTACATTGTAGATTCTATTCAGAGTATTGGTCCTATCGGTATAATGACATGTAATGTTCACAGTGCTTCAAATCTTACTTCAATTGGTTCCACAGGAAACTTTGATGAATATAATGCTGGTCTTACCACTTCTTTGGGAACATTCTCTTGGGGAAGAATATACAACTTTAATACAAGAAGTAATCCAATTTCAATTGGAGTTACTGGATTGACAGTTGATTCTGGATTATCTACATTCCCAACAATCCAGAGAAGAGGTAATTTTGGTGAAGGAAAATCGGGTGCAGTTCGTTCTAGAAAACCAGTTGCAGATCCAAATATTGTATTAGATAATATTTTACCGTTCTATCCATAATAAATACATAAAAAAAGATAACGATGTCAGCACTTGTTACTGATCAATTCAGAATTTTGAATGCCAGTAATTTTGTAGAGTCGGTAAATTCCAACTCATACTTTATTACTGTAGGTCTTCCTAACCCAACTATTGTTGGATATGGAAGGAGTAATACCTGGAATACCAATCCACCTGCACCTATTGATAACCTTTCATATAACAAACATACTGGTGATGTTACATTATATGGAAAGAGAGTTTCATCTTCAAATGTAAGGAGATTGGCTAGAAAAATTGAATGGACATCGGGAACAAAATATGAAATGTATAGACACGACTACAGTGTCCTAAATCCATCACCATTGACAAATGCATCTAGATTATACGATGCAAATTATTATGTAATCAACTCAGATTTTAGAGTTTATATCTGTATTGAAAATGGTTCTAGTGGGGATAACCTAAAAGGTAATAACTCTCAAGACGAACCAAGATTTACAGATTTAGAACCCTCTAGAGCTGGTGATAGCGGGGATGGATATATTTGGAAATATCTTTTTACCGTTAGTCCAAGTGACATTATTAAATTTGATTCTATTGAGTATATTACAGTTCCAAACGATTGGGCATCATCAACTGATTCGCAGATAAGAGCAGTTAGAGAGTCTGCAGATTCTTCGGTCAATGAGAATCAGATTAAGACAGTCTATATCCAAGACCAAGGTGCAAATTATGCTAATGGTTTAGGACAAGAGCTTGATATTATTGGTGATGGAACTGGCGGAAAGGTAAGAGTTGATGTCGTTGGCGGCAAAATTACAAATACTGTTGTCACCTCAGGTGGTAAGGATTATAGTTATGCAATGGTTGATTTGGGTTCTATTAACTCAAATACAACGGGAACTAACGCACATTTGATTCCCATCATTCCACCATCAAGGGGACATGGTTATGATATTTACAGTGAACTGGGAACTGATAAGGTTTTAGTTTATGCAAGATTTGATGACACTGATAAAGATTTCCCAACAGATACAAGTTTTGCTCAGGTTTCTATTATTAAAAATCCAACAAAAGTTGGGACCAGTATTACTTACACGGCAGATAACTTTAATGGTTTGAATGCCTTTAAGTTTGAAACGGTAACGGGAACACCAAAAGTTGGCGAAAAGATTTTCCAAAGAGTTCGCCAAAATACAGCGAGAGCATTTGGTTATGTCGCTTCATATGATCAAGAAACAAAGGTTCTGAAGTATTTTGCAGATAGATCTTTGTTCTTCAATCAGACAACATTTGATACACAAGATTATACTGGTATTTCTACTAATGGTAGAAAATACAACTTTGAATCATCCAGTGAATTAATCACTGGAACAACATCATCATTTACAGGTTCTATTGATACTGCTTTTGCAGGCATTACTACAAATCCAACGGGAACCAAATTAATCGATCTCGGTGTCAACTTCACCGGTGGCATGGCAGTTTCTGAAATAAATAAAGGCTCAGGGGATATTATATACCTTGATAACAGAGCCAGCATTGCTAGGAACGCACGCCAAAAAGAAGATTTAAAAATTATACTGGAATTCTAAAAAATGCCACAGAAGACGAACCTCAACGTAAGCCCTTATTATGATGATTTTGATAAAGGCGACAATTATTATAAGGTCTTATTTAAACCAGGGTATCCTGTTCAGGCAAGAGAATTAACTGGTCTCCAGTCAATTTTGCAGAATCAGATAGAATCCTTTGGCAGTCACATGTTCAAAGAGGGTTCTATGGTAATTCCTGGAGGAATTACTTGCGACAATCAATTCACTACAGTTAAGGTTAACCCAAATCACTTGGGTATTGATATTTCAGTTTATTTGAATGCCCTGTCTTCTGGTCCAAATGGTAATGGTACAAGAGTAACTGGTCAAGATTCCAAAGTTTCTGGTACGATTAGTGGTTATCTAATGCCACCAGAGCAAGGTGTAGAAGATATTACAATTTTCGTTAAGTACCGCGATAGTGCGGAGGACGGCGAAACTGTAGAATTCCAGGATGGTGAAGTATTAATCCTCAGTGAAAACCTCACATATGGCAACACAACGCTTGTTGAGGGTGATACGGTACTAACTCTGGTAGGAACGGAATCAACGCAGACAGGGTACGCTGTGGGCGTTGCAGACGGTGTCTATTTTATTAGAGGAGTCTTTGTTGATGTCTCTAAGCAAAAAATAGTTTTAGATCCATATAATAACGAACCTTCATATAGAGTTGGTTTTGATATTGTAGAAGAAATTGTAAATTCAAATGAAGATGAATCTCTAAACGATAATGCAAAGGGATTTACAAACTATGCAGCACCAGGTGCTGATAGATTAAAGATTAGTGTAAAATTAGCGAAAAAACAATTAACTGACACGGAAGACATCAACTTTGTTGAGTTGGTTAAAATTGATAATGGGGAGATTAAGAAACTCCAAAATAAATCAGATTATAATGTAATTAGAGATTATTTTGCAAAGAGAACCTTTGAAGAGTCTGGTGACTATGCTATTGATAATTTTACTGTAGAGACTTCAGAGTGTTTAAATGATGAAAAGGGAAATGGAGGTCTCTTCAAATCAAATGAAGTAACCGAACAAGGAAATACACCATCGGAAAACTTGGTTTCCGTTAAAGTTTCTGCGGGAACTGCATACGTTAGAGGTTATGATATTGACCTTGTTGGATCTACGGTTTTGGATGTTCCAAAACCAAGAACAACAAAGAGCGTTGCAAGTGCAGCAATTCCATTTGCAATGGGAAGTTTGCTTAAGGTTAATAACGTAGCAGGTGTACCATATATTAATATTGGTGACAGTGAAGGTGGTGGAGCAAATAGCACTAATGGCAATATCATTTCTTTATATAAGGACAGAAGAAATAATACTGGAACTACTAATATTGCCGATGCAGCAACTGCAGGTCTGAGCACCAAAATTGGTGAGGCAAGAGTTTATTGGTATGGTCTTGCAGACGATACCTATAAAAATGCTGCTACCGAGTGGGATTTATATCTGTATGATATTCAAACATACACCAATTTAACATTAGCAAATACATATAATTCATCCGATGTTCCAGATTCCTCCTTTGTTAGGGGTCTTTCCAGTGGAGCAACTGGATACATTAGTCAAAGAAGTGTTAATGTTTACAGTTTAATGCAAACCTCAGGAACTTTCCTTGTTGGTGAGCAGGTTATTATTAATGAGCAAGTAAAATATCAAACAGGAATTACTGCAATTGATGTTTACACTTCGGAAGATATCAAGGCGGTTTTCCAAGACTGTAATGCATTAAATAGCAATCTTCAAACCGCATTTGTTGCTGATACTGTTCTTTATCCAAAAGCATTACCACAATTTGCTGCAACCGATCAGTTAAATCTTTCTGGAAGTGGTGCAACAAAAACTGGTATAGTTGCTGGAAGATTTTTCAATGCAGTTACTGGAATTAAACTCGGCAGAACAATCAAGTATCAGAATGGAAATGCTGATCCAATTTATGCAGATATCAGTGCAATTTCTGCAGATGGGACAAGTATTAGTCTGACGGTACCAACAACTGCGGTTCCTGGTGTTTATAGAGCAACTCATGGTGCAAACGGAAATTATAATTTCCGTTTGATGGTTCCAAGAATCATCAATGCAGGTTCAACTGGTCTCTATTCCAATTTACCTGTCGAAAATATTGCTTCTGTTGACTTAGCAGATTCAAGTTTATTCATAACAAAGCAAATCACACATCCAAACTTTACTGGAAATGGATTCCAAATTGCTGTAGGTGATGCAATTAGTTCAAGTGCTGGAATTACTAGTGTATTCTATACACCTTTTGATGCTGAAAGATATGCAATTGTTTATTCTGATGGATCAACAGAAAAATTAACTTCTGGCAAGTTTACTTTGGGTTCTGGTGGTTCAACAGTTACTTTCAGTGGATTGGATAAAGCATCAGATTCAAACACAACTGTTATTGTAACATTAGATAAGAGAAATGTTACCAACAAAACTAAAGATTATATTAGAAGTCAATCTATTGTAATCTCCAGGACTCAAAAAACAAATGCATATACTGGATTAGAAACTAGCAGCTATTATGGTACCAGAATTGAAGATAATCAGATTTCACTGAATGTTCCAGATGTAATGGAAGTTTGTGCAGTTTATGAGTCAACAAATGAAAATGCCCCAGTAGTTGATAGTTTGACTTTTGCTACTGGATTAAATCTGGATGTTAATGCAATTATTGGCGAAAAGATCGTTGGTACTGAAAGTAGAGCAATTGCTTACGTATACTCGAAAACTTCAAATACAATCGGTTATATTCCAAAAAACACAAATAATTTTATTGTCGGAGAAACTGTCGAATTTGAAAAATCTGCAATCTCTGCAGTAATTCAAGAGTCGACTAAGGGAAGTTATGTTGATTTGAGTGCAAACTACAGACTGGACACTGGTCACAGACATGATTTATGTGACTACTCTAGAATTGTTAGAAGACCCGGAAGTCCAACTCCAAGCAAAAAATTGTTGATTGTTTTTGATGCATATCAAGTTGGATCTGGAAATAATGGTGATCTGTTTACTGTAAATTCATATGCAGCAGATAGATTTAAAGGAGATATCCCAACTCTTCCAAATGGATTGAGAGTAACAAACACTCTTGATTTTAGACCAAGAGTAAAACCATTTACATCAACAACATCCTCACCATTTGCATTCTCATCTAGACAATATGAATCAACTTACAGATATGTAATTTCTCCTGATGAGAGTTCATATGTAGGATATACTTACTATCTACCAAGAATCGACTTAGTTTCAATTAACCGTTTAGGTGAAGTTGAGGTAATTCAGGGTGAACCTGCCGATGTTCCACAAGCACCTGTTCTTGCAGATGATGCAATGGAAATTGCATCAATTAGTTATCCACCTTATCTCTTCAACGCAGATAGAGATCCAAGAATTCTTCTGAGAGACAACAGAAGATTCACAATGCGCGACATTGGAAAACTTGAAGATAGAATTGAAAATCTTGAAGAGTTAACGAGTCTCAGTATGCTCGAACTGAATACAAAGACTCTTTCAGTTACTGATGCTAATGGATTAGATAGGTTTAAAACAGGATTTATTGTTTCAGATTTCAGAGACAAATCCCTGGCAGATCCACGTCTGACAACTATTGATATTAGCAAAGAAGGTGCAACAGCGATTGCTCCAGTTGATATCTGGTCAATGGATGCACAGTTGGGATTCGATCCAAATATTAATTTGGAAACAGCAGATTTATCCCAGAATTTAAAACTTGAAGATAGCAATATCCAGAAGACTGGTGATATGATTACCTTGAAATATGAGGAAGTTGAATGGTTGAATCAACCACATGCTACTCATGTTGAAAATGTAAACCCATTTGAAGTTGTTGCATTTGTTGGTGGTATTGTTTTAGATCCAGCATCTGATAACTGGGTTAGAACAATTTACATCAATGATCATAGAACTGAATCCACCGGTGCCAAGTGGTCACAGCAGGCAACTCAAACCAGAAATGTTGACAATAAAGTTGAGTATGAAACTTATAGAAAAGGTGGAAACAGAGGTGAAACTGGTACAAGAAAGTATGTTACCACAACAATTACAACAACAACAAAATATACACCAAAACTTGAAGGTCCTTCAAGAGAATTTAATTATGTTGAAGATGTAAAAGTATCTGGTGAAGCAGATCCATGGATGCGCGAAAGAAATGTTTATTTCATTGCAAATGGATTGAGACCATTTACGAAGCACTATCATTATCTTGATAGCCAACAGGTCGATCTTGTACCAAAACTTTGTGAAATTCAGATGAATTCTGGAACTTTCCAGGTTTATGAGAATGCTGATGTATTTGATTCAACTGGTAAGAAGATTGGTTTCATGAGAATTCAGAGACCAAATCATAAGTTTGGTGATACAAGCAGACCAGATATTGGTGCAGGACTTGGTTCACCTGCAGTTCTTGTAGAACAATATAGTGTAGACCCATATGATAGAACTAGACCAGCTCCAGGTGCTTCTTATTCACCAACATCAAAACTGATTAATTTTGGTGTTAGAGTTCTCTCAACAGAACAAAAATATTATGGATATGTGGAAAAGGGTGCTAGAGTAGTTGGAAAGAGTTCGGGCGCAGTTGCTACAATCACTAGAGCAGAACTTATTTCTGATAATTGGGGCGATATCGTTGCAAACTTCTACTTTAGAAATCCAAATAGCAACCCACTACCACCTGTAAGAGTCAAGAGTGGTACAAAAACTGTTAAGGTCACTGCAGTTCCACCAAATACATTTGTTCTTCCTGGATCTACTAGATTTGCATCAGAAGCTATTGGTACTTATAGTGGTTCGGGAACAGTCTTAACTCAAGAGACAAGTCGTGTTTCTGTAAGAAATCCACCCAAACCTGCCGCAAAACCAACAGAAATTGATGTTAAGATTAAGGCACCTCATAGAGATCCATTAGCACAATCATTTACTGTTGATGGTAGAGGAATATTCTTAACTTCCTTTGATTTGTTCTTTGCATCAAAAGATCCAGAACAAAAGATTTTCGTTGAACTCAGAACAATGGAGTTGGGAACACCAACCCAGTATCTGGTTCAAGACTATACTCAAGTTGCACTCAATCCTTCAGATATTAAAGTCTCTCAGGATGCAAGTGTTCCAACTAACATTCGTTTCCCATCTCCTGTTTTCCTTGAGGCAGATAAAGAATACGCTATCGTTATTCTTTCTCCAGGTTCAATTAATTATGAGATGTTTATTGGAAGAATGGGTGGCAAAACACTAAAAACTAGCAATCTTCCAGATGTACAAAACGTTGTTGTTAGTAAGCAGTACATTGGTGGTTCTTTATTCAAATCCCAAAACGGAACAATTTGGACAGCAAGTCAATATGAAGACCTTACATTTAAACTGTACAAGGCAAAGTTTGTACCTTCTGGAACTGCTACTTGGTATAATACGCCAATTACACCAAAAGGAACAAATAGTGCTGATCTGAATAACAATCCAATTGAAGGTCTTCCAAGAAAACTTAAAGTTGCATTTAGTGGAACTTTAAGTGCTAATGTTGTTCTTGGTACCAAAGTTGCTCAAGGTGCATCCGCACCAAGTACTTTCGGATTTGTTGAAAATCTTGGTGCACCAGCATCCACTGTAGAAATTACCGATGGTGGTTTAGGATATCTTGCATCTCAAACTGGTATTACTAACGTATCTCTGTTCTCACTCACTGGAAAGGGAACTGGTGCAGTAGCAACCATTAATACTGATGCTGATGGTAAAATTTCTAGTGTGACTCTTACAAACAATGGTACTGGTTTTGTTGAAGGTGAAACAGTTGGTATTACCACGTCCAGTATTGGAACAACTGCACAGCAACAGGGTTCTGGCGCAAAAATAACGATTAAGACCATCAGTTCTAGCACTGATACACTTTACTTAACTGATGTTCAAGGCGATCACTTTGGAAATGCTTCTTCCATATACTACCTAACAGATCCCAACAATGAGACAACCAGAACAACTTCTGGTGCTACAGTTACTAGTTCTTCTTTGGTTGATGATAAGTATTCTGGAAATGTTTTCAGAATCAAACAGCAAAATCATGCTCATCATGGTGGAAACAATAAAATTCAAATTGTTGACGTTCAACCAGATACAACCAAAACAACAATTACTGAGCAGTTTTTAGAAACAGCAACTGTAGTTGCGGTCGCAAATACTTCAATCTTTGCAAGATTTGAGGGAATCACAACATCCAGAGGTTATGCATTAGTTGATAATGAAGTTGTTGGATATTCAAATATTAGTGCTGGAAGTGGTGGAGCAGGAACTCTGACAATCAACCAGAGGTCTTTACAAAATACAGTTAAATCATCTCACAGTGCTGGAGTTTCTATTCAACCATATGAGGTCAATGGAGTTTCTCTGACAAGAATTAACACCACACACGATATTCCATCTACATATTATTCAACTGACAATTCAAATATTGATAGTTACTTCTTGGAATTTGATAGATCTCTCCAATCACCTTCGGTAAGAGATACTGGTTCTAGTGTACTTAACTTTGCAACTCAATCTGGTTTTGGTGGAAATACTGTTGGAATCTCACAAAATTACCAGTTCAGTATTCTGACCCCACAATTCAATATTATTACTCCAGGAAAAGGAACAGTTGCTACTTGCAAAGTGAGAACAATTTCTGGCACCAGTGCTGGTGGCACTGAGGTTTCATTCATTGATCAAGGATATCAACCTGTAGTTCTGAACAAACCAATCAGATTTAATACGCCAAGAATGGTTGCTTCTGAGGTCAATGAAAAAGCAAGACTCACTACTTTACCACGCAGTAAATCACTTTCACTGAGAATTGATTTTTCAACGCAAAATGAGAATTTATCACCAATGATGGATACTCAAAATGCAACATTTGTTCTTGGAAGAAACAAAACAAACAAACCAATTAATGACTATGTCACAGATTCTAGAAGCAATGAGGCAGAACTTGATCCTCATGGTGCAGTATTTGTAACTAAGGCAATTTCACTGTCACAACCAGCAACTAGTTTGAAAGTTATTATTGCAGCACATAGAGAAGAATCTGCAGACTTTAGAGTCTTCTATAAACTCTATAAGGCAGATTCCAGTGAAATCGATCAGAAGTTTATTCCATTCCCAGGATGGGATAACATGTTTGATACTGATGGTGATGGATTTGGCGATAGAGTTAAAGATCCAAACAAAAATAATGGAAAAGCAGATGCATTTGTTCCAGCAAATGGTGAAGGTGAAAATGATTTTTCAGAATATCAGTTCACTGCTGATAATCTTGACCAGTTTACTGCATTCTCAATCAAGATTGTTATGTCATCGACAAATGAATCTACACCTGTTAGATTGAGAGATTTCAGAGCGATTGCACTTGCTTAATATGACTAATGATGATTTGATTCCTGTTGAGGGACATAATAACTTATTCAGAGATAAAAATACTGGAGCTATCATTAATACTGATAGTTCCGGTTATGTTCAATACCAAAAAATGAAGCAAAGGCGGCAGACAGAACGTCAAGAATTAGATACACTAAAGAAGGATATTGAAGAAATCAAATCACTATTGAAGGAGCTTACTAATGGACCCAAATGACATTAAACTTGATAAACTATCTAAAGAATTTGAATATCACAAATTAGCGACAGAAATTGACAATTGTGATTGTATTGATACTTTAAAAAATATTGCCAAATCATACATAAAACTATACTTCAAGCAACAGGAGGTAGTGGCTGGTTTTGGTTCAATTGGGAAGTGAAGGAATATAAATAACTCCTAGATCCTGAAAATCTATCGTAAATGGCTGATATTAAGGTCAGGGTAGGTCAACAACCTGCAGTAAAAGTAATATCTTCGCTTGCTGGTGCTCAAGGTCTATCTTTAGCCGAACTTAGTGATGTTAGTGCAACCAATTTGCAGAATGGAATGGTACTCGTGTACAACAGTTCTATTCAAAAATGGGAAGCAACTTTGGAACTTACGCCAGGTGCAACTCAGAATTTAGACATCAACGGGGGAAATTTCTAAATGGCAAGTATTATCAGGATCAAAAGATCCGCTGGTACTAACAAACCATCAAGTTTACAATGGGGTGAACTTGGATATGTAACAGGTATCGGTAGTTTTGGTGGTCTAAACCAATATAAGGATAGAGTTTTCCTTGGAGATGATGGTACTAACGCCAACCCAATTGGTGGTTACTACTATACCTCTATGATGGAGCATCAACCTGGTGCCGTTGATGGATTAGCATCTAATAATAATAGAAATACTGACAGAGGTGTTGTTGCCGTTATGGCACCAGCAACAAACTCTGCTCTTGGTGGCGCAGAGTCACTCAAAGTTGACCAATGGAACGTAGATAATTTAAGAATTGATGGAAATGCCATCACTTCAACAAATACTGATGGAGATATTAATTTAGATCCAGCAGGAATTGGTAGCGTAAGAATTCCTGATGACACTTTCCTCAGTTTTGGTGATGATAATAATGCAAAGTTTGAATATGATGAAAATGGCGTAGACCAATTTACATATAGTGGTGCAGACTTCCGCATCAATGTTCCTACAGACTCTACCGGCAAAGACACTGGTGCATTAATTGTTGAGGGTGGTGTTGGTATTGAGAAAAATGTTTATATTGGTGGCGGTCTAAATGTAGATGGTTACTCAATTTTTGATCAAGTTAAGATTGAAGACAATGTTATTTCCACACTCCCCGGTGGAACAGATATTTTATACATTGACCCATATCCCGATGGTCTGAGCAACGAAGGTACCGTTATTGTTAAAGGTAACCTCCAAGTTGATGGTACAACCACTACCGTTAATTCAACCACTTCAACTCTTAACGATCCAATCTTCCATATTGGTGATGTTACTAGTGAAAGAACTGTTATGGTTGATGCCAATATTGGCGCAACATCACTGACACTCGATTCTGTTGTTGGTATTAATACTGGAGATGGTATTAGTGGTACTGGAATTGCCGCAAACACAACTATCACTACTTACAACAGTGGTGCAAAAACCATTACATTTAGTAATGGCACTACTGCAGGTATTTCTACAACATCACAGGTAACAATTACCCACGCTTATGATAGCAATACCGATAGAGGTATTTCTTTTGCATTCAATACAAGTTCTGGAGCATCCAACAATAAGACTGGATTCTTCGGTATGGATGATAGTTCCATTGCCGATAGTACCGCAGGTGTAAATAACCACGGAACTCATGCTGATGATAGCAGAAGATGGGTCTACGTTCCTGATGCTGCAATCGCAAACAGTGTTGTATCTGGAACCAAAGGTTTCTTAGATATCAAAGGTATCTATTACCAATCTGGTGATTATGAAACTGGTGGTGTTGCATACTTTGACAGCACTGGTCTTCAAAGATCGACAAATGCAGTTGCTGCTCCTATTTCAGCATCCAAGCAAATCTTAACTGCTGTTACTAAGAAAACCTTTGATTTAAGCGTAGCAATTACTGCTTCTGCTGGTGATATCATCAGACAAGATACAACTGGTGCATATGGTGTTGTTGAAACTGGTGTTTCTGGTGCAACTCAGGTAAGTTTGATTGGAATTGAAGGAACCTTTACGACTGGAACTAACCTGAGAAGAGAGGGTGTAAACGGATCTATTTCCAACCTTGCTTCAGTTCCAAATACAATCACCGACATATATACTAATAAACCACATTGGACTTCAACACTTGACGGAGGAACTTTCTGATAAATGGAACAACAAAATGAAGTGGATGTAAATGTTTTAATCAAACTTTATAATTCTAAATTAGCATCGTTAACAAATCAAAATGTTCTTCTTGAGGCAAAACTAACAACTTTGTCTCAAGATTATCAGGAACAACTTGAGGCACTGCTTGAAGAAAACGCCAATCTAAAGGCACAATTAGAAACTAAGAAGTAATATGGCAAAACCATCAACCAGGCAAGGACTAATTGATTATTGCTTACGTCAACTTGGTGCTCCAATTTTAGAAATCAACGTGGATGAAGACCAAATTGATGACCTGGTTGATGATGCCATCCAATACTTCAATGAGCGCCACTATGATGGTGTTGAAAAGATGTATCTTAAGTATCAAATTACTCAAGATGACATTGATAGAGGAACTGCTGTACCACCAAGTGGAACTGGTATAGTTGGAGTAACCACAACATCAACAACAAACGTTCAAAGTACTTGGTATGAAAGTGGTAATTTCATCCAAGTTCCAGATTCCGTAATTGGAATTGAAAAGATTTTTAAATTTGATACTAGTTCCATTTCTGGCGGAATGTTTAGTATTAAGTATCAATTATTCCTGAATGATCTATATTACTTCAACTCTGTTGAGTTGTTGCAATATGCGATGGTTAAGTCTTATCTTGAGGACATTGATTTCTTACTTACTACAGATAAGCAAATAAGATTTAATAAGAGACAAGATAGATTATACATTGATATTGATTGGGGTTCACAAAGTGCTGGAGATTACATCGTCATTGAATGCTATAGAGCATTAGATCCTGCAGATTTTGTCAAGATTTATAATGATAGTTTTATGAAAATGTATCTTACTGCACTCATTAAGAGGCAGTGGGGTAGAAACTTGAGCAAATTTAAAGGAGTCAAACTTCCTGGCGGCATTGAGTTAAATGGCGGAGAAATACTCCAACAAGCAGAGCAAGAATTAGCAGAAATCAAGGGAAGAATGACATCAGAGTATGAACTTCCACCCCTCGACTTTATTGGATAATGGCACTTAATCCTTTTTTCTTACAGGGTACTGCTTCTGAACAGAGGTTAGTCCAAAATCTAATAAACGAGCACCTACAGTTTCACGGTGTTGAAGTAACATATATCCCCAGAAAGTACGTTAATAAAAAAACAATCATTGAGGAAGTTCAGACTTCCAAGTTTGATGATAATTTTTCAATTGAAGCATATGTAAATAATTATGATGGATATTCTGGTGCCGGAGATGTTCTCACTAAATTTGGTGTCAGTATTAGAGATGAGTTAATTCTAACCATTTCAAAAGAAAGGTTTGAAGACTTTATTGCACCTTTTATGGCGGGTCTGGATGATGGTACTGGAGAAGGTGAAATCATTCTTTCAACTAGACCGAGAGAGGGTGATTTAGTTTATTTCCCACTTGGAGAAAGATTATTCGAAGTAAAGTTTGTTGAGCATGAAGATCCTTTCTATCAGTTAGGAAAGAATTATACTTATCAACTTAAGTGTGAACTCTTTGAATATGAGGATGAAGTTATCGATACTTCACTCAATATTATCGATCAGCAAGTACAAGAAGAAGGATTTATCACAACTCTCAACCTTGTTGGAACTGGAAGAACTGCAACCGCAATTGCATCCATTGAAGGTAGTCTTCCTGGATTGAGTGGATATATTGATAAGATATATCTCAATCATGATGGATATGGATATACATCAGCACCAACTATTGGTATTAGTTCATCACCAACTGGTCAAGTTGGTGACAATGCAACTGCGGTTGGAATAATTACAACTATAGGTGGCGTCACCTCTCTGAAAGAGATTCTACTTACCAGTGCTGGTTATGGGTATACTGTAGCACCAACAATTACAATCACTGGTGGTGGAGGCACAGGTGCGGCAGCAACGTGCTCCATTAGAACTAGTGGTTCTGGTGTCATTAGAATCAGTATTCTTGATGGTGGTGTTGGATATTCTACAGCACCCACGGTTACTATTGCTGCTCCTCCAATATCTGCAACTCCAGTTGATGTTAGTATTGTAACCACAGTTGCAGATGGTTTTGCCTATACCATTTCTAACAAGTTTGATTCTGAACTTGTAACTATGGATAGAGAATTAACGTTTGATAAGAATTCCTAAATATAAGAAAGTACGTTTAAATAATGGCACTACTAGGTATATCAACAGGGACAACACCAAATGATGGTACTGGCGATTCGCTGATTGTTGGTGCCGATAAGATTAATAAGAATTTCCAAGAAATTTATAATGCCATTGGAAATGGAACTACCATCTTTGCGGGTAGTCCAAATATGCAGGTTGGAGTCATAACTGCAACGGCATTTTATGGAGATGGTTCAAATCTTTCTGGTGTTGGAGCAGATGTAACACTCCAAGATAATGGCACTGGAATTGGAACTGCAACTATCATTAACTTTGGAGATTATCTTGATGTTTCTCCAATTTCCGCAGGAGTCTGCACGATTACGTCTACATTTGTTGGAAGTAATCAACTTGGCGTAAGAACTGATGTTTCACAAACAACAGGTTCAATTGCAAACGATGCTGCAGCAAATATACAATTTGCCGGATTCAAATCTTATACCCTGTATGAGGTTCAAACCTCTGCTGCTGCATGGGTTACATTATATGTAAACTCAGCAACAAGAACTGCTGATGCAAGTAGAAATATAAACACAGATCCAGCAAATGGTTCTGGTGTTGTTGCTGAGGTTATCACAACTGGAGCACAGTCCCAGTTAATTACTCCAGCCACAATTGGTTTTAATTATGATAATCCAGTTAGTACTACAATTTATGCGAAGGTAGTCAATAAGAGTGGAAGTACACAAAATATTACAGTAACTTTAACTATCCTTCAATTAGAAACCTGATGGAAGAATTCATTGTTGTTGCTAAGGATCATCATTGTTTAGAATCTATCTACAATGACTTAGAAACTCCTGGTGGAACCTTATATGTTCCAGATAGATGTGTAGAGTGCTGTAAAAGGAAACCAATAAGTAGAAGCACTCATTACATGATGACCGAAGATGAGGCAATGGCACTTTTAAATGATGAAAGAGTCGAAGGTATTGATTGTCAAGCAGACTTAGATAGACACATAAAAGTTCCATTTTATGAACAGCAATCCGACTATTTCGATAAAGGTGCCTCAGATAACGCACTTCACATAAATTGGGGATTATTAAGGTGTACTGAGGGACAAAACAGATACGCTTGGGGTGCAGATGGTATCCCATCACAATCTGGAATTGCAACAGTAACTCATACTGGAAGAAATGTTGATGTTGTAATTGTAGACACGATTATTGATCCAAATGATCCAGAATTTGCAGTAAATCCTGATGGAACTGGCGGTTCAAGAGTTGTCCTATATAATTGGTTTCAGCATAATCCAGAAGTCACTGGGGGTCCTGTTGGTGTTTATGACTATTCATTAGTAGATGGAGAATACCATGGAAACCACGTAGCAGGAACCGTTGCTGGAAATACTCAGGGTTGGGCAAGAAGTGCAAACATTTATAATTTTAATTTTGGTGCTTCTGGAACAAATCCAGATCCAAGTGG